TCAAGCTCCTTGCGGCGCGCTACCCGTTTGCGCTTGCGGTCTGAGATAGCAAGAGCAATTTTCTTCTCTTCAGACTTCATCAGACGAGCGATCCGTTGATCGAAAGTGCCTGTGATCGTCATAAACGCTTGTTCAATCTTAACCAGTGCGATGTCTGCCTTGTTCATGTTTTCACCTATTCAGTTGTGTTGTCTATTTCCTGTACAGTTAGTGTGCAGGGGTTCTCGCTCTGCACCCAGCGAGCTTCGATGTGTTCACATTTGCTGTCGTCTATGATTCCAGCTTCAACTAGACAATCACTTGCGGCCTTAATCAAATTGTCAAGGTCGCGTTTTCTTTTGTCGGGTCTTACTGCTTCCAAGGTAAGCTTGTAGGGTCCGTCGATCCTCTTGCGTCCAGATTGGAGCAGGGCGTTCAACACGGCGGTCTTTCTCCATGCCGTGTACTGCTTTGACCGGTACATCCCTCCTTTTGCTGTCGTTCTCCATAGGCTGTTAACACTAGGCGGAAGCGCGAGAATAATTTTGATCATTGATTCTCTCCGCTACATATCTTTCATCGAGGATCCTGGCAATTGCCCGGTAAACATTGGCTTCCGAGTTCTTCATGATTCGAGCGATCTGATAGCTGTCGTAACCCAAATCCCAGAACATTTTCACCCTGGCGCGGTTCGGAAGCTGCTTGTCGTTCATGTCAGTCCTCGTATAGGTCGGGCCTCAATATCTGGCGGGGGACACCCGTCTCTTTAGATATACGCGACAGATGTCTGAGCGGCACTCTGTCCCACTTGGATACTGCCTGAAGGGTGAGACCCAGCTCCCCCGCCAGGATCTTGAGAGACCCATAGTGCAGGATGACGCTGATCATTTCGGTGGTTCGTTTCCTTGTCATGTTGAGCATTATGGTCTATTTTCAACATAAGTCAAATTGTTTGTTGACACGAATCAGGAGGCATGCGAGAAGAAGACACCCCACAACGGGAGAGAGAAATGAACCTAGTGCCAATCAACTACAATCTAGAAGACTACGAACTGCCTGATCATGTGATGATTAGTGGTACCTTGGAGATTGAGATCGACATGATCGATGAGGCTCCCTACATCCACGCCTTTCACTTGAAGATGACGAGCCCAGAGACCGGTCGCCCTGTCGATCACTATTATGATCTCAGCGATAAGGATAATTCGCGGACTGATGAAGATATCCGCAGATTCCTCCATAACGACAAGAAATTAATGGATGACATCTTTGACGAATGCGCCCGTGAAGGCATGTGGGAATAAGGAGAACCGCAATGAAAATGTCTGAGACAATCAACCAGCTTGCTACCGCGCTCTCCATTGCCCAAGGGCAGATTGAAGACGCAACCAAGTCCAGCAAAAACGACTTCTATAAATCTAAGTACGCCGATCTGGCGTCAGTGCGCGCCGCAGTCCGTCAGCCCTTCGCTGACAACGGGCTGTCTGTTGTGCAGTTCCCCCGCACTGTTCCTGGCGGGGTCGAGGTCGAAACCATGCTTCTCCACTCATCTGGGGAGTTCATGGCCGAGACGCTGTTCATGCCCGTAAAGCATGAGCCGCACCCCATCGGTAGCGGGATCTCCTACGCCCGCCGCTACGCTCTCATGTCTATCGCCAATTTGGCGGCGGATGATGACGATGGCAACGCAGCACAGACTGCGAAGCCTGTTGCGGAGCCTGACCCCAAGGCTGTTCGGGAAATGGCTGTCCGCGCCAAGAAGGAGGCTGAGAAGGGGATGGATAGCCTCAGTGCTTTCTGGAAGTCCCTGAAAGAAGATGAACGCAAACTCTTAACCCAAGAAGCCGTGAGAGACCTCAAAGCCATCGCAACCGAAGCAGACAAGAAGGACACAGAATAATGGACGACATGGATCTCTTTTTCTCCGACAACAATGAAATCATCATCGACGCCTTGATACATAAGCTTAAGGCCAAAATCGATCAGTTTGAAGAGCTAGTTGATCATTACAATGAGGAGCGGAGTTTTCGCATTGAATTGGAGGGTCAAGTTGCCGATTTGAAGAAGGCACTCAAGGCACCCAAGGTAGCCAAGCCACCCAATGTGATCAAGGTGATCAAGAAGGTTGGCCGCCCCAAGAAGGCTGACGCTAAGCCTGCGAAGCGCAAGCCTGGCCGCCCTAAGAAGGTGGTGGTGTGATGGCACCAAGAAGAATCCCCATATCTATTCGAATTATGGCAAAAGTTTCCAAGCAAGGGGGAGCCTGTTGGCTTTGGAATGGATGCTGTAGCAACGATGGGTATGGGGTAATGACGGTGGGTCGCGCTAATAAGCGCGTCCATCGTTTGGCATACGAGTGTTTTGTCGGTGAAATTCCAGATGGAATGCTCGTATGCCACACATGCGATGTTCCAAAATGTGTGAACCCAGATCATCTTTTTTTGGGTACGTCAAAAGACAATGTCAAAGACATGATTGAAAAGGGTAGAAAGCACACAATACCAAGAGAAAAGCATCACTTTTCAAAGCTTACAAATGAGCAAGTTGCGGAACTTGTTGCGTTAAGAAGGTCAGGAGAGAAGTTGAAGGACTTGGCAAAAATATACGGAATAACCTATCAAACAGTGAGCGATATCTACTTAAAGGAAATACGAGATGGAACAAGGGACTGAAGAATGGAAGCTAGCCAGATGTGGATTGGTAACAGCATCAAGAGTTGCTGATATCATTGCAAAGACCAAATCTGGGTATAGCACTAGCCGCGCCAACTATATGGCCGAGCTAATTTGCGAGCGCTTAACCAGCTTTCCTACAGAGGGATTTGTCTCTAGCGCAATGCAGCATGGCATAGTAACTGAGCCTATGGCTCGCGCCGCTTACGAAGGGACCGTAGGCGCTCTAGTCATCGAGACGGGCTTCGTCCCCCACGGTTCGATCCCTATGGCGGGGGCATCTCCAGACGGGCTCATCGGTGACGATGGGCTTGTCGAGATCAAATGTCCAATAACCGCCACGCATATCGACACCCTTTTGGGACAATCTGTGCCTGGGCGTTATGTCACTCAGATGCAGTGGCAGATGGCCTGCACGGGCCGCAAGTGGTGCGATTTCGTGTCCTATGACCCCCGCATGCCTGAGAAGATGCAGCTCTTCATCAAGCGGATCGAGCGCGACAATGTCGTTATCGCAGATCTTGAGCGTGAAGTTGTGAACTTTATCAATGAGTTGGAGAGCAAAATTGCTCAACTGAAGGAGAAGACTGATGGCATTTGAGCAAAAAGATAACAGTGGGGCTATCTTTAAGAACAACAAGAAGCAGAACGAAAACTCCCCACCGCTTACGGGCAATGCTCTGATTGGCGGGGTCGAATACTGGGTCAGCGCCTGGTCCAAGACCGACAAGAACGGCGAAAAGTGGATCAGCTTCTCGGTGAAGCAGAAGAACCCAACCAGCGGACAGCGTCAGACGACAAAGGCCGTTGATTTGGACGAGGATTCTATTCCTTTTTGAGGTGACACATGGACAGCAATCTACCGCTTTCTGAACAGTATCGAGTTGTCGCGAAAGCGTATGTGGATGCTGATTCCGCTGCGTCTCTTCTTGAAGAAACAAAAAGCGCAGTGCTGGCCCGCATGATGCTCTCTCTGGGAGACATGCCGGTCAGCCGCGCTGAGATGCAGACAAAGGCTTCAGCCGAATGGGGCGAGTTCGTCACCAACATGGTGAAAGCCCGTGAGAAGGCGGCATTCCTAAAGGTGAAGTTAGAATACATCCGCATGAAATTTAATGAGTGGCAATCACTAGAGGCGTCAAAACGCGCAGAGATGAGGCTCTAATGGAAAACTTACAAGACGCTGCAAACATCATGGTCAAAACATCTGAGAAGATTGAGAAGATCCTTCAGAAGGTTGAGCCACCAACAGCCACGGCTGTCATCAATTTTGTCTTCTTGAAGATGGTTCTTAGCCAAGATCAGGGTCCAGTTATCGCAAAAGCCATGGCTGCTACGTTTATAAACAATGTGGTCAATGGCATCGATGCCTACTACTACGGCAAAGATGACAATGAGCCGGTTCACTGATGAAGCGCGTTCGCATCACAACGAAGATGAGGGCCGACATCTTCTTGCGGCACGATGGTATGTGCCATATGTGTAGCATGAAGGTGTTGCCCGGCCAGGAATGGGACGTAAGCCATGAGATCCCTTTTGAGGCTGGTGGACGAGATGATGAGAGCAATTGGCTGGTTGCTCATCGGAAGTGCCACCGGGTTCATACTAGCACTGTTGATATGCCCCTGATTGCCAAAGTGCGCAGAAAGCACCAGAAGCATATCGGAGCTACAAGATCTAAGTCCCCACTGCCAGGCGGGCGTCTTTCACGTTGGAAGAAGCGCATGGATGGAACAGTGGTTTTGCGCAACAAAGGCGATGAAACATGCGATTCTTAGTCACAATGAACATGCCGAGCATCAACGGCATGGATACCCACCAGCTAACCCTAGAGTATCCTGTAAACTCTCAGGAGGAAATGTGTGCTCTTTTGAACAGGCAAGAGTTCATCATCTTCCGCATGTTCTATCGTCGCCAAGGCCAAGATGGAGAAATATGGTTTCAAGATCGCGGCGAAATCATCGTCAACACGCACTGGATCGGTAAAGCACAAGAGTTCATAGACTTTGATAGCGACAAGGAAGCAGACGTTCAGAAGCGTACCTCTAAACGTCCAAATACCCGCAACTTTTAACCAAAGGGAATACCCATGAACTACTACGACATCATGAAAAATGCAGCAGAAGTCTTCAATGAGAGAAACCCAAAGTACGGGGATATGCGTGTCGGCATGAACAACGTGGCTCAAATTGCAAGCATTATCACTGGCATTGAGATGACCGCACATGATGTGGCGCTGGTGCTTCACGCCGTGAAACTGTCACGCCTTGGCGGGGACCGGAAGAATCCAGATCATTACATCGATGGCGTCAACTACATGGCCTTTGCCGGTGAATTGATCATGGAAGAAAGCGATCCATATGACCTTGAGAAGGCTGTTCAAAATGCCGTCGCCATGCCTGAAGAAGAGCCTGTAGGTGAGTTTAGGTGATGGAAAACATAGACGACAAGATGATAGAGCTATGGCAGAAGGGGCACACAGCCAAGCACATAGCCAACGAACTAGGGCTCACCCGCAACACAATTGCGGGCAAGCTCCATCGCTTCAAGATATCTGGACGCATAGAGAAAAAGAACGTCGATGAAAGACTATTCATCATTAAAGAACGATCAAGAAGAGCGAATGCTGGCCGCTCGCCGGAGCTGACAAAGCAGAAGACACCAGAGGTCAGCTTGTACAAGATAGAAGACAAGCTTATACCCTTAGCGAAAGTGAATGCGGATCCTGTAGGCAATTCTGTAAACTTTGTCTTTCATAAGGAAGAGCCCGCGCCAGTGGGTGAACCGGTAAAGTTCGAGCAACTGACATCAAAATCATGTCGGTATGTTATCAACAAGGGCAACGTGAAAGACTTCTTGTTCTGCGGACAGCCTAAAGAGCGTGGATCCTACTGCGAAGAGCATGCAAAACTGTGCTACTACACAATCATAAAGAAACCAAAAAGTGAAAGTGAAACTTAATACAATCATAAGGAAAACAAAAAGTGAAAGTAAAACTCAATCTTCCCGAAATGTTGAGCGCATCCAATGCTGGCACCATCCGGCAATATGCCTCTGATCAACGGAACTCAGACTACTCTGATGGGTTTAGGGGGGACAAGATGACTCCTCTGACCTCGCACATTGAAGGCGCAATGGGTGAAGTGTGCGTAGCCAAGGCTTTGAACATCCACTTTACAGGAAGCGTTAACACTTATGGCAAACCGGACCTTGGCGACGACATAGGTGTCCGCACAACCAATCGGGAAGACTATGGTCTTCTCATCTATCCAAAAGACGACCCGGACTACTTCTATTACCTCGTTAAGGGATGCTCTCCAAATTACAGAGTCTGCGGCTGGATCCGTGGCGGGGATGCCAAGCAAGACAAATACCTGGCTCCACAAGTGAACAACAAGATAACAATCTGGCGTGTGCCTGAAGAAGATCTCAACCCCATGTCTATGGAACCACCCAGGAGCAAACCAAATGATGCTACAGCTTAATCCCGCAATCTCAGTCATGACACCGAAGGGCAAAGGCATAGCCCACATCTTGATCGACTATGGCGTTGAGGCAGACCTCATCTGGATCGTGTTCCAAGATGATGGTGAATGTTGGTCATGGCGCAACCAAGACATACGGGCAGAAAAAAATATCACTTTTGGCCGTTGCTTTGCTTGAAGCAGGCGTAGAGTGTGGCACACTAAACAAGTCACAGAATGGTCTGTGGCTTACAGGCAGCAAGGCTTTGCGTTAGCCGCCTGCGTAGCCCAGCCCCTAAGTGATTGTTCGAAACACTTGCCCCAGCCCTAATCGGCTGGGGTCTTTCGTTTAGGCATTTGCCAATTCCTGAATCTGCGCCGAGATAGCCGTAAGCTGCGCCTGCAACTCCGCAAGAGTCGGCTTGGCTGGCTCAGGCTCAGGCGGCAGAGACGCAGCATAAGCCAGCGCCGCAGCCTCTTCCTCTGGCGTGTACTGGATGACCTTCACTTCACCAGTCTCGACGTTGACCTCTATGCGTTCCATGTGAGCCTCCTATTCGTAGAGAATGTTGACGCTGCCTGCGTCGAAGGTGTCGGTGCCATTGACTGTGGTCAGTCTGATCTGGGTGAGTGTGCCGCCCAGAGAAAATGGAATAGCAGCCAAGAAAACTGCTGCGGGGAACGCGCCCGTTCTTGTTAGTGTCCCGGAATAGGTCCACACGTTCCCGCCAAAACTACTGATGGTCAAAGCCCCGCCAAATGTATCCGTAACAGCCGACAATTGACCAACATAAAAACCAGTGGTGAATAGGGCGATCCCGGACACTGTACTGCTGGCCTGAACATATGCAGCATTGCTCACATAGCCGGAAGTCACAAAACCGCCCGAAGTTCCAAGCCGAATTTGGATGGAAGTGGTGTTCCCACTTATGCTCATCCCATTAAGCATAAACGTGACGCGCTTCACCCAGCTTGGGATTCCGGTGAAGTCGATGCTAGTGCCGCTAGTTGTTGCGACAGACGTGCCCTGCACAATCTTCTGCGTAGATGACCACACAGACCCGTCCGCTGTGAACAGCACGTTGCCCGCAGTCGTTGGCGACACGCTTGCGCCAAGCCCACCATAGCCGCCAGCGAGAATGCCAGAGGAACTAGCACCCTGCGCCATGACTGATATGTTGCGAGAGATGGTCATCTGTTATCCCTCATTCATACAGGATGTTGATGCTGCCCGCAGCAAAAACGTCTGTGGTGGCGGTTGTTGTTAATTGGACCCGGTCCAATGCGCCGGATAAGGTTCGCGGCGTAAATGAACCTGATGTAACACCGTTTTGAGCCGTTGTGCCGCTGTTGCGAGTTGAAACTGTGGAGCAGCCCCAAACATTTCCAGTGATGTTGTTTAAAACAATGGTGGCAGACAATGTTTGTGTGGACACAGAAAAAGCGCCAACAAAGAACCCGTTGCTGGCCCCGCTGTTCCCGCCTACGGCGCTGGTCTGCGATATATAACCAGTACTACCGGCATAACCGGTAGTAACATACGAACCAGAGCCAATTTGTATTATAAAGCTAGAAGCAGCATTTGTCCGAACTTCATTAAGCGATATTGTAACCCGCTTCACCCATGAAGGGATCCCAGTAAACCCGATAGCTGTCCCGCTGGTTGTTGCGACAGATGTACCCTGCACAATCTTCGCTGTCGATGACCAGTTCGTCCCATCAGTCGAGAATATCGTATTGCCAGCAGTCGTAGGCGACAATGACGCGCCAGTGCCGCCATAGGTTCCAGCGAGAATGCCCGCCGTGCTGGCTCCCTGCGCTAGTGTCGATAGGTTACGAGCGTTCGCCATTTCTAGTTCCTACTCGTAGAGGATGTTGACGG